GAATCAAATGGAAACGAGAAGCACAACATGTGCATAAATCTATTGGTCAAGCTATGTCTAAATTTATTCAAGTTAGATTAGTTATGGAAGAAGCAACTGTACTTCAAAACATTGGTGGTTTTTTCTACCCCTACCAATTTGATTTTAGATTTCGTATCTATCCTAAACCTGCATTACTTTCACCACAGTCAGCAGATTATTCTAGAGCATTACTTAAATTTAAGTTTGGTAAGCCAATGGGTAATAATGATAGTTATAGTGTTTTTGCAGTAGCAGGTGCTAACTTATATGGAGAAGTAGATAAAGAAGAACTACCTATTAGAGAACAATGGGTCAAAGATAATACTGACAGAATAATTGCAACAGCAACTAATCCATTAGAAGATACATGGTGGGCTAGTGCAGATAAACCTTATTGTTTTCTTGCGTGGGCTATAGAGTTTAAAGAGTTTGTTGCTAGTGGTTATTCACCAGACTTTATAACTACATTACCAATACAAGCAGACTGTTCAAATTCAGGACTACAACATTACTCAGCTATGATGCGTGATGAAATTGGTGGAAAAGCTACCAATCTTGTTCCATCTAATAAACCATCTGATGTTTATAATTTAGTCGCACAAAAACTTATTATGAAACTTAGGGATATGAAAGATGAACCTTTAGCTAAGAAGTGGATAGACTACGGAATAGATAGAAAGCTATGTAAGAAACCAGTGATGTGTTTGCCATATTCATTAACTAAATTTTCATGCAGAAAATATATTGAAGAACACATGAAGAAACAACTAAATGAAAAAGGTGTATCAGTAGAAACTTTTAGAGTATCAGAAAAAGAAGATGGTATTTTTAAAGCAACTAATTGGCTCACACCAATATTGTGGGAAAGTATCAATGAGATTATTGTTGGAGCAAAAGAAATTATGCAGTATTTAAAAGACATTGCAAAACTTGTTGCTTCTGAAAATCTTCCAGTAACATGGACTTCACCATTAAATGCACCTATTCAAATGCTTTGTTATGAGAAGGAAAGCAAAAGAGTTAAGACACAAATGGGTGATAGTATAGTCAAACTTTCTATAGCACATGATACTAATAGAATATCTAGAAGGGCTACAAGTTTAGGAGTATGTCCAAATTTCATTCACGCAAATGATGGTGCAGTTCTTCAACTTGCTGTAGTCAAAGCTAAAAAATTAGGGGTAGATAATTTTAGTATGATACATGACAGCTTTGGTTGTGTGGCTAGTGACAGTCATTTAATGGGTAAAGCATTAAGAGAAGCATTTTGTGAGATATATGAGCAAGATGTACTTCAAAATTTTGCTGATGAAATGTATGCAATGTTATCTGAGAAAAATCAAAAGAAATTTCCTAAAATGCCTAAAAAGGGAACTCTTGATTTGGACTTAGTTAAGCAATCTACGTTTTTCTGTATCTAAATACATGCACCTGTGCAACTAAGTGCCACTATTAGATAGACTAACATAAAAGGAGAATATCTATGAAGAAACTAACGACACACGTAAGTGTTGTAGGTAAGGCAATTTATCCACACCTTAACAAACCAGACGTTAAATTTAATGACGCAGGTGAATATAAGGTGACTTTGGAAGTCGCTAAATCAGAAGCTACCGACATGATTAAATTATTTGATGATGCACAGGCAGACAGTCTAAAAACAGCGATTGCAGAAAACAAAGGCAAAAAGGTAAAGGAAAGTCCTCACCCACGATATAATGTTGAAGGAGATAAAGTCTTCTTCATCTTTAAACTAAAAGCATCAGGAGTTAATAAACAAACTAAGGAAACTTTTACACAAAGACCTCAGTTACTTGATGCACAAAAGCAACCACACCCTATTGAAAAATCAATTTGGGGTGGGTCTAAACTTAAAATTGCTTATGAACTAGTACCATACTCAGCACCATTTGGTGCAGGTATTACTGCTAGAATAAAAGCAGTTCAAATTTTAGAACTTGTAGAAGGTAAATCAGATACACCTTTTGAAAAAGAAGATGGCTATAAAGCCGAAGTCAACTCAGATGTTCAGACAGAAGTTCAAACGAGTTCAGATTTCTAAATCTGTTTTCCTGAAATCAGGACTAGAAGAAGTTGTCTACAACTGCTTAAACAAAAACAAATGTACGTTTGTTTATGAAGGCATAAAGATAACCTTCACTAGTCCTGAACAGAAAAGAACTTATACACCTGACTTTCCTGTTTCAAATTCAAATATTATTATTGAAACTAAAGGACAGTTTAATTCAGCAGATAGAAAAAAGATGAAGCTGATAAAATTACAAAACCCAAAATTAGATATTAGATTTATATTTTCTAATTCAAAAAGCAAAATTGGTAAAAAATCAAAAACAACTTATGGCAAATGGTGTGAGATGTTTGATTTTAAATATCACTGCGTACAATCAACTAAAAAAGAAATACCAGATGAATGGTTAAAAGAAATAAAGGAAATACAAAATGGCAAGACTAGAAACTAAATACATTGTGATACATTGTTCACAAACTAGACCTTCACAAAAGATAGGTGCTAAAGATATAGATAGGTGGCACAGAGAAAGAGGTTGGTTAAAAATAGGTTATGCCAAAGTTATTAAAAGAGATGGTACTGTTGAGCAAGGCAGGGCAGATGATGAACTACAAGCACATGTTAAAGAATATAATCATGTATCAACTTCAGTTTGTGTAGTTGGTGGTGCAGTAGAAGAAAACTGGAAAGAACCAGAAGATAATTTTACAGGAGAACAATGGGAAAGTTTAAAGAAAGTTTTAGAAGAACTAGTAATTAAATTTCCTGAAGCAAGAATTGTAGGACATTATGAACTTGATGAAAGAAAAACATGTCCTAACTTTAATGTCAGAGAATATTTATTAAACGAAGATATTAAAGGTTACAAATTCGCAGACAGCACAGTCACTGATGGCGACATACAGGAAATGAAAGATGCAGGAGAACTCTAGCAATTTCATCAGACATGCACCATGCGAAAACTGTGATAGCCAAGACAATTTAGCTATCTACCTAACCCCTGACGGAAGTCATGGGCATACCTACTGTTTTGGTTGTCACAGCTACGAAAAAACTAATGGCGAACTTCCTGAAGTTGCCACAACTAAGAAAATTACAAATATGATTGAAGGAATAACAGAAGCATTACCAAGTAGAAAAATTAATAGTGAGACTTGTAAAAAGTTTAATTATGAAACTGGAACTTACAAAGGTGAGCCAGTGCATATCGCTAATTATTATGACAAAGATTATAATAAGGTAGCACAGAAGCTACGATTTGCTGACAAGAGATTTATATGGTTAGGAGACCCAGATAAAATTACATTGTTTGGTCAACAAGTATGGCGAGAGGGTGGAGAAAAATCTAAGATAATTTTAACAGAAGGTGAACTAGATTGCCTTTCTGTTAGTGCAGTACAGGGTAACAAATATCCAGTTTGTTCTATACCTTCAGGTTCAGCTAGTGCTAAGAAATTTATTAAAAAAGAACTTCAATTTTTATCTAAATTTAGCAGTATCATTTTAATGTTCGATACAGATGAAGCAGGAGTTAAGGCTTCAGTTGAAGTTGCTAATTTATTACCAGTAAGAAAAGTTAAGATAGCAAGACTACCTGCAAAAGACCCAAGTGAGTTATTACAAAAAGGACAGGGTTCTAAAATTATAGATGCTATGTGGGAAGCGAAAAATTATACACCACAAGGTATTATTCAAGGTTCAGATACTAAAGACTTACTATTAAATGATGAAGAAGTAGAAACTATTCCTTATCATTGGCAAGGTTTAAATAAAAAATTAAAAGGAATTAGACGTAGTGAAATAATTTTACTATGTGCAGGTTCAGGTACAGGTAAATCTTTAGTGTGTAAAGAACTAACGTATAATTTAGTTTCTAATAAACATAAGGTTGGTTACTTTGGTTTAGAAGAAAGTGTTAGTGAAAGTGTTAAAGGAATAATTTCTGTTGCACTTAGCAATCCTATACATGACCCAGATAAAAGAGCAAAAATATCTGAGGATAAAATTCTTACTGCGTATCATAAAATAAAAAATTATATGTGTTTCTATGACCATAAAGGTGCATCAAGCCTTGATGATATTATGAATAGAATGAGATACATGGTTAATGGTTCAAATTGTAAAATCATTATCTTAGATAATATTTCACTACTTATTTCAGGGTTAGATACAGCTAATGAAAGAAGATTAATTGATTCAACAATGACCCAATTAAGAAATCTTTGCTTAGAACTTAATTGTGCAATGTTTATTGTGGCTCATTTAAAACGACCAGATACAAATTTTGGACATGAGGAAGGTAGTCAAACTTCTTTATCTCATCTTAGAGGTAGTCATGGTCTTGCTATGCTTAGTAATGCAGTAATTGGTTTTGAAAGAAATCAACAACATGCCACTGATAGTAACATTATGAATGTTAGAGTTTTAAAGAATAGGTTTTGTGGAAGTACAGGAGTGGCAACTTCATTAGTCTATAATGAAATCACAGGTCGTTTATTAGAAAGTGTTTTTGATGAATGAAGCAATGCTAACTAAATTTATTTTAAGTTATTTAATACAGAAGCCTGAATATTTAAAATTATCAGGTAAGCAACAACGAATAGCATTTGAAACTTTTAAAACAATAATGACTGCTATTTATCAAGCAATAAAATTTGACAACATATTTCCAGTAATAGTTTGTGGAGACATACAGGCTAGGAAAACAATTAACCAAGCACTTAAATCAGTGCAACCAATTTTACCAAGCATAGAAAAAATAACTGTGCATTTGGTTCAATAAAGAAAGTGAAACATGAAACTGATATTAGACTTAGAGACCAATGGGTTTCTAGATAAAAAAGATTTAGTAATTCATTGTATAGTTTGCAAGGATATAGAGACTGGTGAGGTCTATTCATATAATCCTAATACTATTAATGATGCACTAGAGTTACTAAACAAAGCTGAAGTTCTTATTGGTCATAATATTACAGGTTTTGACATAAGGGTGTTAAAGCATGTATTAAAATATGAATTTAAAGGTAAAGCATTTGATACGTTACTTTGTTCAAGACTTATATGGACTAATAGACTTGAACTTGATTACAAATTTAAACAGATGCCACCTAAACTTTATGGAAGACATTCTCTTGAAAGTTGGGGTTATAGATTAGGTTTAAGAAAAGGTGATTACCAAGAACATTCTACATTTGATGAATACAATCAAGATATGTTGGAGTATTGCCAACGTGACGTAGAAGTAACAGATTTACTATTCAAAGAAATAATAAGAAGTAATTATTCAGAAGATGCAATTACTTTAGAACATAAGTTTGCATATTGGGTACAAAAACAAGAAGAACAAGGTATTGATTTTGATGAGAGGTCTGCTGAGACCCTACATTCAATCCTTACAAAGAAAAGATTGGAGATTAGTGACAAGCTATCTTTAGTCTTTTCTGAATGGAAGAAGTCTACAGGTTTTAAAACTTATAAAAGAGACAATATTAAAAGAGGAATAAAAGCAGGAGTTCCTGTTGAACAATTCAAAACTGAAATATTTAATCCAAATAGTAGAGACCATATAGCAGACAGGTTACAAAAAATACTAGGGTGGTCACCTACATCATTTACAGCGACAGGAAAACCAGAAGTGAACGAAAAAATATTGAAAGCACTTCCATATCCTGAAGCAAAACTTTTAGCAGAATATCTTATGATAACAAAAAGATTAGGACAGTTAGCTGAAGGTGAACAAGCATACTTAAAATTAAACAGAAAAGGAAAAATTTATGGAAAAGTCATTACTAATGGTGCATTGTCAGGCAGGTGTACGCATCATCACCCAAATCTTGCACAGTGTGTTAGCAGTGGTTCGCCATTTGGTAAAGAATTTCGTTCCTTATTTACTGCTCCTTCCAGTATGGTTATGTGTGGCATTGACTTTTCTGGTTTGGAGTTGCGTGTGTTGGCTCATTATCTCAACGTATATGACAATGGTGATTTTTCAAAAAAACTTTTGGAAGATGATATTCATACCATCAATCAAAAAGCCACAGGACTACCCACTCGTGATAAAGCTAAAACTTTTATTTATGCTTTCATTTATGGAGCAGGAAATGAGAAACTCGGTGAAATCCTTAAAGTCAATAATGACGAAGCCAAAAGAATAAGACAAAGATTTGAAGCATCACTACCTTCATTAAAAACTTTAACAAATACAGCTAAACATAAATTTAGACTTGCAACTTTTGTTAAAGGTTTAGATGGTAGAAAATTAATTCCTAGAGCAGAACATTCAGTTTTAAATACACTTATTCAAAGTGCAGGAGCATTACTTGTAAAACAAGGAACAATTATTCTTAATGAAGAATTACATAAGAATGGTTTTAAATGGGGTGATGACTATGCAATGGTCTTACATGTCCATGATGAAATGCAGTTCATAGTAAAACCTGAAAGACTAGAAAAATTTAAAGAAATAGCACAAGGTATGTTTAAGAAAACACAAGACCATTTTAATTTCAAATGTCAGTTAGATGGTGCAATGAAGGTTGGAAGCAACTGGAGTGAAACACACTAACAAGTTTGACCTTGACCTAAAGTTTGGTCAGAGTAAAGAAAACGAACTTCAAGAAGCAATAGAAGGCAAAGTAGAATGTAAGGCAGATAGACTAACTGTACGAACAGGTAACTTCTTTTTAGAAATAGAAAGTAGAGGAAAGCCTTCTGGTATAATGGTTTCTGCTTCACCTTACTACGCAATATGTTTTGTTGTTGAAGGTAGAAAAAAAGACATCTGGGTTTTGATACCCACAAAAATTCTCAAAAAATTAATGAAGAAATTTCCCATCAAAGCAGGTGGAGACAAGTGGACTTCTAAAGGTCACATCATTCCTAAATGTGAATTACTTAACTTAACTTTATAAATATGAAAAAATTATTAAAAACTAAAATTAAATTACCAGACATAGATACAGAAGATTTTCCATACAAATTTTATAAAGTCTGGTGGAGTGATATTATTTCAAGTCCTAATTGGGAGACAATTCCACAACTAAAAAAATCAAAGACAGCAGTGTGCATAACAATGGGTTGGTTGTTATCAACAAATAAAAACACTTACGTTTTCATTGGTGACATTAATTTCAATGAAGATGGAACAATCAATGAGGGTGGTAACTCAACAGTAATACCAAAATCAAACATACTAAAACTAAAGGAGATTAAACTATGACGGAGTTGACAGACGCACACTTTGAATTACACAGTGCGAATAAAGCTAGAAGACACCAAGCAAAAAAGAATGGACATACAATACACAGTTTCCTAGATGACAAGCAAACAACTATGTTAGTTGATGCTGACTTACTAGCCTACAAGATTACTTCTAAATTAGAAGAACCTATTGACTGGGGAAATGACCAATGGACATTACACTGTGACTTTGGGGTAGCTAAACAATTATATGCACAAGCCTTAGAGTATTACATGAACCTTACAAATTCTAATTCATATATAAATGTATGGAGTGATAGTATTAATTTTAGAAAACTAATAGATAGTGATTATAAATCTAATAGAAAGAAAATTAGAAAACCTGTTTGTTATAAAGCATTAAGAGAATGGGTTATTAAAACTTATAGAAGTGAAGTTTATAAAAACCTAGAAGCTGATGACACAATAGGAATATTAGCTACAGGTGAGTATAAGAATAAATCAATAATTATATCTGGTGATAAAGATATGAGAACAATACCTGCGTTTCACTGTTCTATGATTGATAATCAAATTGAAAAAATTGATGAGAATTTAGCAGATTATAATTTCTGCACACAAGTTTTAACAGGTGACCAGACAGATGGTTATAAAGGTTGTGCAGGAGTAGGTCATGTTAAAGCCAGTAGATTACTAGATAATAAGAAGACACTAGATGAAAACTGGAAAGCAGTAATAGAAGAATATCAACGTAATAAATATACAGTTGATGATGCTTACCACCAAAGCAGATTAGCAAGAATACTAAGACATGGTGAATACAATTTAAAAACAAATAAACCAACATTATGGAGTTACGAATATGCTAAGTACAGAAATACTGGACAAAGTAAAAAAGCTAGTTAGTTCAGATAGAGCAAAACAGAATGGAGACATAGTAGAAAACCATGAGAATATCGGAAGATTATGGAGTGGCTATCTACAAAACAAAACTAAGTTAAATATAAATATATTGCCTGAAGATGTGGCAAATCTAATGGTCTTATTGAAGATAGCTAGAAGTCAAGGTGGTGCTTTTAACCTTGATGATTTTGTTGATATGACTGGGTATTCTGCAATCGCAGGGCAAATTACTAGCAAAAGACATGAACTAGGTGACACTTTAGGAGTATCTAATGATAAAAAAGCCAATAATAAGTAAAGAAGTCATTGAATACTTAGACGAATTATTCCCTGATAAATGTCCAAACATTGAAGATAATGAGAAACAAGTTTGGTTTAAGTCAGGTCAAAGAAGTGTCGTCAATCATTTAATCAAAGAAAAACAAGTTCAAGAGGAGAGTTAATTTATGTGTATGCCTAAAGCACCTAGTCCACCACCTGCTCCTGTGGTCTTACCACCTGCTACACCTTCAGTGTCTAATGCTACTACAAAGCAAAAAGCACCTACAGAAGCAAGTACAGATGCGTCAAGAGATACTACAGTAGCATCAAACTACAGCAGAAAAAGAGTTGGTAGAGGTTCATTAAGAATACCTTTATCTGGTGGTAGTGGTCTAAATTTCCCTACTAGTTAATGGAGAGATACTCACTAAGCGAAAACACTAACAACTATAAAGAAAATTCAGTTGAAGGTCAGTACCAAAAGCTAGAGATAGAAAGAGAAACATATTTAGAAAGAGCAAGAGAAAGTGCAGAACTAACTATTCCTCATTTATACCCACCAAAAGGTAACAATGCTAACACAGAATATTCTACACCATACCAATCGGTAGGTGCTAGAGGTGTTATGAACTTAGCATCAAAACTAATGTTAGCTTTATTCCCACCACAAGCACCATTCTTTAGAATTGATGTAGATGAATTAGTCTACAAATCTATTGAAGGTGACCCACAACAAAAGAAAATTATAGAACAAGGATTAGCCAAAATTGAGAAATCAGTTATGGATAATATTGAAGTACAGAACGATAGAGTTGCTGTATATGAAGCACTTAAACATTTAATTGTAGGTGGTAACTGCTTATTACATTTAACTGATACAGGATTAAGAACTTATAGATTAGAAAACTATGTAGTTAAAAGAGACCCACAAGGTCATGTATTAAAAATTATTGTTAAAGAAGGTGTAGTGCCTGACACTTTACCCCCTAAAATTGCTAAAGCATTAGGTAAAGAACAAGACACACAACAAGATAAAACTTTAGATTTATATACGTGTGTAAGAAAAGAAGGTAAAAAATATATTGTCCATCAAGAAGTTAAAGGACATGTTCTTTATGAAAAAACTTACAACGCAGATAATTTACCATTTATTGCATTAAGATTTAATCGTATTGACGGAATGAATTATGGAAGGGGTCATATTGAAAATATAATCGGTGACCTTCGTAGCTTGGAAGGATTAACAAAAGCAATTCTAGAAGGTTCTTCAGCTTCAGCTAAAATGTTATTTATGGTTGCTCCTAATGGAACAACTAGAGCATCTTCTATTGCTAAAGCACCTAATGGTGCAATCATTGAAGGTTCAGCAACAGATGTTTCTGTATTACAAGCTAATAAATTTGCAGACTTTAGAGTAGCAATGGAAACAATGCAAAGAGTTGAGCAAAGACTTAATTTTGCATTTCTTTTAAATGCTTCAGTCCAAAGACAAGCAGAAAGAGTTACTGCTACAGAAGTACAGTTAATTGCAAATGAACTTCAAGAAGCATTAGGTGGAGTTTATGGAATATTAACAACAGAATTTCAGCTACCTTATATTAATACAAAGTTAGCAATGTTAAGACAAAAAGGATTACTACCTGACCTACCAAAAGACATAGTTAAAGTTAAAATTATTGTTGGTATGGAAGCATTAGGTAGACAATCAGATAGATTGAAATTACTTCAGTTTATCTCAGATTTAGCAAATACACTTGGTGCAGAAGTTCTTGCTAAATATATTAATCTTGATGACGCAATCAAAAAGTTTGCAATAGCAAATCAGATTGACACATCAGGTTTAATTAAATCAAGTGAACAACTACAACAAGACGAGCAACAAGCACAACAACAACAGATGGCACAGCAGATGCAGAATACTGCAACTGACCCTAGAGTAGCAATAGAGATGGGAAAACAATTCGCTAACTCTGGTGGCACTGCAAATGTTGAAGGTGATGACCTTGTCCTTAACCAAACGGAGTAATACATGTCAACAGAAAAAGTAGAAATAAATTCTGCTGTAGCAGAGAAAACAACAGAACAACAAGTTCAAGATTTAAAAGAACAAGGTATTGATATTAATACTTTAGAAAGTGAAGATGGTTCAAGAGTAATTGCTAGTGAGCCTGATACACAAACACAAAATACTGAAAACCAAAGACCAGAATGGTTACCAGAAAAATTTAAAAATGCTGAAGAATTATCTAAAGCATATTCTGAATTAGAAAAGCAATTCTCTGGTAAAAAAGCAGAGCCAGTAAAAAAAGATGATGATGATTTAACTATTCCAAAAGATGAGGACAAAACATTTGAAAACGAAACATCACCACAACTAAATTCTTTAGATAAATATTCAGAAGAATATGCAGAGAATGGTGAGTTAGGCGAAGCTAGTTATGGAGAGTTAGCTAAACAAGGTCTATCAAAAGAACTTGTTGATGGCTATATTGCAGGACAAAAAGCCATAGCTGATACACAAACTGCTGAAATACATTCAGTTGTTGGTGGTAAGCCAGAGTATGATGAACTTATTACATGGGCAGGAACTAATCTATCTGAAGCAGAACAAACTGCTTTTAATGATTTAACTGCAACTGGAACTACAGAACAAATTAAAATGGCAGTTCAAGGTCTTATGACTAAAGCAGGTGTCACAGCTACATCTCAACAGAAGTTTGTTCAAGGTGATGTTAATAATATATCTACAGAACAATTCACTTCAGTATCACAAGTAACTGATGCAATGAATGACCCTAGATATGACAAAGACCCTGTTTATAGAAAAGAAGTAGAAAGAAAACTAGGGAACAGTTCAGTGTTTTAATGGCGAGAGATTACAGAAAAGAATATGACAATTATCATTCTTCAGACAAACAGAAGAAGAATAGAGCAGGTAGAAATCTTGCTAGAAGAATGATGAAGAAAAGAGTTGGTATCAAAGGTAAAGACGTACACCATAAAGATGGCAACCCTAAAAATAATTCTCCAAGTAATCTAGCTATAACATCAATAAAATATAATAGGTCAAGAAATGCTTAATTTTATATTACCTATTTTAAAAAATCCATTAACAAGAATGATTGGACAGAAAGTTATTGGTGGTATTCAACATAAAATAGAAAAAGACAAAATCATAAAAGCTAAAGAGATTGAAGCTATTAAAATTGTAAACGTAGAACAGGTTAAAGCTAGTACAACCTCATGGAAAGACGAATATTTAGTTGTGATATTTGGATTAGTTTTCGTTGCAAATTTCGTACCTTATTTACAAGACTATATGGAAAGAGGTTGGTCTATTCTAAATCAAGCAGACCCACTTTTCTGGTACGCAATGTTAGCATTAATATCAGGAAGTTTTGGAATGAATTTAACGAACAAACTAAAAGGAAAAAAATAATGTCATTAGTAGCAAATATTCAGAGAAGACGTAAATTAGGTATATCTAGAAGTAAGAAAAAATCTACTATATCTCCTAAATCTTATAAAGCCATGAAGAACAAGTGGAAAAAGAAAAGTGGCTAAGACAAAGTTCAATAAAGAAGCAGTCTTACATGAAACACGTTCAAGATTTAAAAAGACAAGCATAGGTAAAAAAGCAAATCTATCTATGATGAATAAAAGTAAAAGAAGACACCATAAGAAATAATCACCATCTCTTGTAAGAGAGGTGACTTATTAAAATTCAGATGATTGCCTGATACGTCAGATAACTCTCTAAATTGAAAAGTAGATAAGGTTTAAACTAAACCAACAACAATAAAAAAGGAGACATATATTATGTCAAACGCAACACCATCAAGACTGGGTCTGGTTAATGCAACTGGAACTGGTTTTAATGACCTTTTCTTAAAGTTATATTCTGGTGAAGTTCTTTCTAGCTTTCAAAGAGAAAATTTGATGCTAGGAATGACTAACGTAAGAACTATAACTAACGGAAAGTCAAGTTCGTTCCCTGTAACTGGAACTACTGTAAGTGGATATCACTCAGTAGGTGCAGAAATTACTGGAGACGCAATCAAACACAACGAGAAAATCATCAATGTTGATGATATGCTATTAGCATCTTCTTTCGTTGCAGAATTAGATGAACTAAAAAATCATTACGATATACGTTCTATCTATGCAAGAGAAATGGGACAGGCACTTGCTAAAACAGTAGACCAAAATCTACTTCAATTAGCAGTTCTAGGTTCACAAGCATCAGCTACTATAACAGGTGGCAATGGTGGTACTGAACTTACTGACGCAGATGCTAACACTAACTCAACATCTTTAATCGCTTCTATCTTTGAAGGTATTCAAAAGCTAGACGAAAAAGATGTACCAAACACTGACAGAGTTTGTGTTGTTTCACCTGATATTTATTATCAGTTAGCAAACAATGATAAACTTTTAAACAGAGACTTTTCTTCACTAAATGGTGATTTTGGAAAAGGAACTGTTGTTTCTGTAGGTGGAGTACCAGTAATTAAGTCAAACACTTGTGTGACTGCATTTGCTGATAACTCATCTGCTGTAGCAGGTGCGAACAATACTTACAACGTAGATGCAAGTAATCACGTTGCTGTATTATTCCACAAGTCAGCTATTGGAACAGTTAAGTTAAAAGACTTAGTAGTTGAAACTACTTATGACCCTAGAAGAATTGGTTCACTGATTACTTCAAGAATGGCGATTGGCTCGGGCATTTTAAGACCTGAAGCATGTGTTTCAATTAAAACATCTTAATACTTAGTTATTAAGTACAGTGAGGGGTCGGGAGACTGACCCCTTACATTTGGGGTAAGAGATTAACACAGACAATCTTACCCCTTCATTATTCAAAGGAGAAAATTATGTGTTGGTATTGCCAATTAAAGAAATTCATAAAAAGAAAATTCAATAAATTTATAGACAGTTTATTTATTTAAAAATGACTATTCAAACAAGAACTACAGAATTAGAAGCAGTAAATACAATACTCTCTACAATAGGTGAAGCACCATTATCAACTTTAACTGGTAGCTTACCTGTAGATGGAACAATGGCTAAATCTGTATTAAACGAAATTAATAGAGAAGTTCAAAGTATGGGGTGGCATTTTAATACACACCCTAAAGTAACATTAAGTAGAGATAGTGGAAATAACACTATACCTCTAGCAACAAATGTATTGAGAGTAGAATTAGACCCTTATCTACATTCTAAAACTGATTTTGATATTGTTCAAAGAAATAATGTTTTATTTAATTTAGTTACAAATTCTTCAGTTTTCACAAAAGATTTAGAAAATATGAAAGTAGTTTATCTACTAGATTTTTCTGATGTACCTGAACAATGTAAAAGATATATCACTATTAGAAGTGCAAGAGTATTTCACGACAGAACTTTAGGAGCAAACACACTACATAAATTTACATTAGAAGATGAAGCAAGAGCCTTAGTTACTCTAAGACAAGCTGAAGCATCTACAGGTGACTACAGTGTTTTTGATACACCTGAACAATTTTATACAATAGGAAGAAAATAAATGGCATTAGTCTCTAGGACTATTCCTAATTTAGTGCAGGGTATCTCTCAGCAACCAGAAGTATTGAGATTATCTAGTCAAGCCACTACACAAGAGAATGGATTTAGTTCTGTTGTAGAAGGTTTAAAAAAGAGACCACCTACTAATTATTTAGCAAAGTTAAGTAATACAACACCTAATAATGCTTACATACACACTATTAACAGAGATGTTTCTGAAAGATATTTAATACAAATTACTAATGGTGCAATAGCAGTTTATACAACAGCAGGTGTCTCTAAAACAGTTACAATGCAAACAGGTGCAGTTAATTACTTAACATCTACTGACCCTAAAGGTGACTTTGTTGCAATGACTGTTGCTGATTATACATTTATTTTAAACAAGAAAAAAGTAACAGCTATGGCTAGTACGACTAGTACAGCTAAAGTTGAACAAGCTATTTATTCAGTATTACAAGGAGTTACAAATACCAAGTATTCTATTACTATTGATGGTTCTACTTTCTCATTTACAAGTTCAAATACAAATACCGAAACAATTAGAGATGGCTTAAAGTCAGCTTGTGGAACTATTGCAAACATAACTTTTGCAAGTATAGGTAATTCAAGTTTCTCAATAATTAAATCTAGTGGCACACTTACAGTTTCAGCTAGTGATGGTTATGGAGATGATGCTTCACAAATAGTTGGAGATACAGTACAAAATTTCGTAGACCTTCCTTCACCTGCAATAAACAATATGGTTGTTAAAATTACTGGTGATGCAACAAATGGTTTTGATGACTACTACGTACAATATGATAGTAGTGGTGATGTTTGGCAGGAAAGTGTAGCACCAAGCATGAAGACAACTTTAGACAACACTACCATGCCACATGTTTTAATAAGAACAGCAGATGGCAATTTTAGATTTTCACAAGTAGATGGTTCTACTTACGCAATATCAGGAACAGATTATACTGTACCTGCTTGGGGTTTAAGAATAAGTGGTGATGATATTTCTTCACCTGACCCTAGTTTTATTGGTAGAAAAATAAATGACATGTTCTTTCATAAGAATAGATTAGGTTTTTTATCTGATGAAAATGTTGTTATGTCAAGGTCAGGAGAATACTTTGCATTTTTTAATGAGACAGTAACTACTGTATTAGCAACTGATGTAATTGATGTAGCTTCAACACACAATAAAGTTTCTATACTTAGAAGTGCTATATCTTTTGATGAAGGAATACTTTTATTCTCAGACCAAACACAATTTATATTAACAGGTGCAAATAGTACAATTACACCAGAGAATGTATCTATTAATGTATCAACAGAATTTGAAGCATCTTCTTCAGTTAAACCTATTGGTTCAGGTAGTAATGTATTCTTCGCTTTTGATAAAGGAAGTTTTACAGGCTTTAGAGAATTTTATGTAAAATCAGATACAGATACTAAAAGTGCTGATGATATTACAAGTAACATACCTAGATATATTCCTTCAGGAGTATTCAAACTAGCTATTGCAACTAATGAAAACATTATGTTGGCATTATCTTCTAATGAACAAAATGCAATATTTGTCCATCAATATTATGTAACTGGTGGAAAAAGATTACAAAGTGCATGGCATAAATGGATTTTTGGTACATCTTCTACAGATAAAATATTAAATATAGATTTTATAGAAAACACTTTATATATAGTGAACCAGAGAAGTGATGGAGTTTATTTGGAAACAATGGACATATCACCTGCTGTAACTGATGCTAGTGCAGATTATTTAACACATCTAGATAGAAAAATTTCAAATAGTACGTCAGGAGTGAGTGAAAATTACAATTCTGGTACTAATCAAACAACAATAACAATACCTTATACTAAAACTAATACTTTAAGTCTTGTGGGTGCAAGTACAGGTTCAAATCAAGCAGGACAAGAAATTAGTATAGTATCTCAAACAGGTACATCAATAGTAGTTACAGGAGATATTACATCTTATGATTACTTTATTGGTGAGGATTACACTTTTAAATTTGTATTTTCTCAACAATTTATACAAGAAGCTGATGCACAAGGTTCAAGAATATCTATTAAAGAAGGTAGATTACAAATAAGAAACTGGAGTGTTAATTTTAACAACACTGGTTTTTTTACAACTGTGGTTAATCCAGTAGGAAGAAGCAGTTCATCAACAACATTTACAGGAACGATTACAGGAACAGGATTACTTGGTACTGTTAATTTAGCTGATGGCGATTACGCATTTGCTGTTCAATCTGAAAGTGACAAACTTACAGTAACACTAGCATCTGATAGCCATTTGCCTTGTAATTTTATCAACGCAAGTTGGCAAGGATATTATGTTACAGCAAGTTCAAGAGTTTAACCATTTTAGATTAGCAACACTTAAAGATATTAAATATTTAGCACCAAGATTAAGATTTGAAGATAAAAGAGAAATTTTATCTACAGCAGGTATGACACCTTACACTGCTTTATATTATTCATATCTTAAATCAGAAATAGTTTTTACAATCGTAAATACTAAAAAAGAACCAGTAGGTATCTTTGGGATTACAGTTGGTGGTGCAATTTGGTTATTAGCAACAGATAAATTAAAAGATATTCAATACTCTTTTTTAAAAGAAAACAAAAAAGTAATTGATTTTTTAAATACTAAATACAAAATTTTATGGAACTTTGTGGATTGCAGAAATTCACTTCACATCAAATGGTTAAAATGGTGTGGTTTCAAATTTATTAACAAGAAAAAATACGGAGTTTTAAATGAACCCTTTTATGAGGTTATAAGAATATGTGTGTAGACCCTGCAACAGCAGTGATAATTGGGACTGCTATATCTTCTGGTGTCCAATATAAACAACAGAAACAGGCACAAAAAAATCAGTACAACGCACAGATTAGGCAAAATGATATAGCTAAAAGAAATGCTATTCAAAGATATGCTTCAGAACAATTAAAGATTAATCAACAAGTTAAAGCTACACAACAAAAAGGTTATGAAGCTAATTTAAAATCTAAAAAAGCTAGAGGTGAATTTGTAGCTGATGTATCAGGTTCAGGTTTAGCCATGTCAGGTTCTACAGAAAGACTAATGGCAGATTTCTACAGAGTAGAAGGTAACTACATGTCTTCATTAAATACTAATTTAGATATTGATATTGCACAATACGAAAGAAATTTAGAAGCAATTCAGTTTGGTCAAGAAGCACAATCAACTTATGTGCAACCACCTAATCCTGAATTATTGTTTGTATCTTCAGCTTTAAATGTAGCTAACTCATATTACTCATTGGAAGCACAGAAAGAACTTAAAGGTTTAAAAACTAATAAAGAAAAGAGAACTTATAACACCAGTGGTAAAACTTATAACTCACCTAAATAATGGCTAGAAAAACAAATAAACTAGATTTAAAACCTGATGCAAGGCAGGTTCTATCTTCAGATTTTAACTTATTTTATAAACCACAAGCAAAGCCTGAAATAGCAGGTATGAAAGAATTAACTGCTTCTTTAAATAATTTTGTAAATGATGCAGGTGCAAAGATGGTTATTGCTTCAGAAGTTAAACAAAAGAAAGTAAATGAAGCACAAGCTATTGAAGAATATAATAAAAATAGAACAGCTTTTAATGAAAGAGTAAATAATGGTACTTTACCTAAAGAAGCTAATCCTTATTTTATTGATAAATACAAAGAGTTAGAACTTAATACTAAAGCACAGATATTTTCTAATACGTTAGGAACTAAATATGCTGAAATGAAAGTTTCAGAAAATCCTGACCCAGAAGCATTTCAAAAGTTTTATGAAACTGAAATTAAAAAATATGTAGCTGAAAATAATCTAGGCTCATACAAACCTACTGATTTAGAAAAAGGTTTCTTCCAAAAAACTTCAGGCTTTAAAGCACAACTATTTCAAACACATGTTAGTTCACAGATGGCAAACATTAGTGAACAATATAAAATTAATTTTCAAAATAATATTCAAGGCTTTTTTGACGACAGTAAAAGTTTTGAAGAAATTGGTGCAGAAATATCAGCATTTATTATTGATAAGACTGCAAATGGTTTAAGTAATGGTTCAGCACAAAAATATTTATTAGAAACACTTACAGATTATGCAGATAAAACTGGTGATTTTGAATATGCTGAAAAAATCTTAGAAGAACTTCCTAAACATATACAATTAGGTACTGGTAAGTTTGGAGACATAAAAGGTCTTAAAGATGACTTATTTCAAATTAAAGACAAACTTCAAGAAAGAGCAGATAACAAACTTAGAGATGATAACACTAGAAGAAAAAACGAAAATGAAGTTGCTCAATTAGATGCGTTTGATATTGCTGATAAGTATGCAACTTTAAGCGAAGCTAAAGAAGGTGCTGAGTGGAATACATTATCTAATTATGCAAAATCACAAGTAGAACAAACTTACATGGCTAGACGTTCAGGATTTGCAAATCAAACTGAACCACAAGTAGACGAAGAATTAAATAAATTAATTACATCAAGTAATTTTGAAGAAGCACTAGAGTATTTAAAAAATAATCAAAATAGAGTTCAACAAGCCTATTACAATGATATGCTAGATACTATTAAAGAGTATAGAATATCTGGTAATGATGGTTTATTAACAAGTGATGAATATGAATATACGACTAAAAAACTTCAAGCACTTGTAGACAATCAAGCTAAAGCTAAAATTCAATTAAATTATGACCCTAATAGAGTAAAAAAATTAGAAAGAAAAGCTATTGAATGGTTATCACAAAACCAAGCACAACCACCTCAATATACAAAATCTAAAAGACGTTCTGATTTTGAAGCATGGTTAAGAGACCAATTAAATACTCAAAGAGATATAATTTTTAAAAGTTCAGAAGTTACAGGAACTAAAGACGACCCAGAAATTGCTGACCAAACAATAACATTTTAATAATAAAGGAACTTAATGGCAGAAAATATAGTAAGACAAGCACCTAATGGTAAAATGATTTCTTTTGAAGCAGGAACTTCAGAAGATTATATTGATAATTATTTAGCACAACCTCAATACCACAAAGCAAGACAAAAAAGAGGTGTATTAAAAGATATAGGTGTAGGTGTTGTAGATGGTGTTAGAGATGGTGTTCAGTCTACAGTAGGTCTCGTAGAAGGATTAGGTGACACTTTAGGAGAAGCCACAAATTTAGGGGCATTTACATTTGGTGAAGATGCTGAAAATGGTGTGGTAGGCTATCAATCTTACCAAGAAATGAAGGCTAAAGGAACTGATACAGTTCTGTTTGGTAAAGCAGGGGTAAAAGACGCAGTACAACTACCTGATTTTGAAGGTGATGCCGATACTATGGCAGGTGGTCTTGTTAAAGGTGTATCTCAATTTATTACAGGTTGGGTCACTGGTGGAAGAATTTTAAAAGGTGCAGGAGTGACAGGTGCATTAACATCTAGAATAGCACCAACTATACAAGCATCTAGAACTGGTCAATTTGCTTCAATGACAGGTAAAGGTGCAGTAGCAGACTTTATAGCATTTGACGAAGAAACTGGAAGACTAGTTGATATGGTAAATGAACATGCACCATTTTTACAAAACCCAGTATTTGATTATTTAAGTTCAGAAGGTAAAGACGAAGGTTTCTATGAAGCAAGAATGAAAAATGCTTTAGAAGGTGGTCTTATAGGTGGTGGTGTTGAAGCTACAATTAGAACATTTAGATATATAAAGAATTTAAGAAAATCACAAGAAGGCAAAGCGATTGATAAAAAACAATTAGCTGAAGACCAAAAATATTTAGAAGAAGTTAGACAAGAAGACATAGCACCAAGAAATAAACCTTTATCAGAAGAAGAAGGTGTTGTTGTTTTAAAAAGTTTAGAGAAAGATTTAGATGATGCTGTAGTTAAGCAATTTAATGAAGCACAAAAAAATTCACCAAACAAAGAAATGTTTGATGGTAATATTGAAAATTTAGATTTAAGTTTAAATTTTAATGTAAGACAGTTTCTTAATTTAGATAAAGAAGGTTTATTAAGTTTAGATAGTTTCAATAAAACTTAT